TTTAGAATGAAACAAGAAGAAAATCAAATAAAGTTTAATACGTTTACGGTAAAACCACAGACATACAAACCTATAAAGTTTTTACAAGAAGCAGCGCAGTACAGCCAGATACATAACGGTAGTACAGAACTACTTTAGTTACATTCCGCCTAGCATTAGTACATCTGCAACAGAGGCTGTTCCTGAAGGAGAAGTTCCTGCCACACCTTGGCTACCTAGAGTTCCTTGAGAACCTACAGTTCCTTGAGCACCCTCAGTTCCCTGTGTGCCTGCACCTGTAGTGCCTTGAACACCCTGAGTACCTTGAGAACCAACTGCACCCTGTGTTCCTAGCGTTCCCTGAGTTCCATCAGTACCTTGTGTACCTTGAATAGCACTTCCTTGTACTCCTTGTACACCTTGTACACCTTGAATACCTTGATCACCCTTGTCACCGACACGAGCAAATGTCATTGTTACATTATCATTATTTGATAATGCTAATGGACCAGATACGTATGCAACTGGCACATCAAAATAATCGCCAGCGTTTTCATCGTGTACGCCAACAATTTGGAAGAACGCATAATTTAAAGGATTAGTAATATCAGTTACTTTAATAGTTCCTTTAATTGAAGATGTTGAATCATCAACTGTCTGTAAGAAAGAGGTGATGTTTACAGTGTTGGCATCTGTAGGATCGATATAGAGGTGAGTTGCACTTGAAAAAGTTGCATTGTTAAACTTAAAGTTTCCAGCACCAGGATCAGAATCAGTGGTATTAGTTAAGTAGTTGTACTCAAAAGTTTCTCCACCAAACGCACCTGTAGCACCTTGGGTACCAAGCGTTCCTTGAGCACCTAAAGTTCCTTGTGTACCTTGAGTTCCTTGAGAACCCAATGTTCCCTGAGTTCCTTGCGTACCTTGAACTCCTTGAACTCCTTGAGTTCCTTGTGTTCCTTGTGTTCCCTCAGTACCTTGAGTACCTTGAGTTCCTTGAGTACCCACAGCACCTTGAGCACCTACTGCTCCCTGAGAACCTAATGTTCCTTGTGCACCAACAGTACCTTGAGCACCTAATGTTCCTTGTACTCCCTGTAATCCTTGTACACCTTGTACACCTTGTATTCCCTGTACTCCCTGTACTCCTTGTACTCCTTGGGTACCCTGTGTACCTTGAGCACCACTTATATTTTGATAACTTAGAGAACTCCATATGGTAGAGCCATCACCAATTTTAAATTTACCTGTGTCAGTTTCAAAACCTGTTTCACCTGCAAACAGTGTTGGGTTAGCAGCAGTCCATTGCGCTGCAGTACCTCTTCTTAATTGAATTCTTAATGTTGACACTATTTGGCTCCTAGGTCTCTAAGTACAAACTTTTTATTATTAAACATTTCCCGAATCAATTCCCGTTGCGGTATACACAGTATTGTAAGCGCCAGCATCTAAACTGGCGGTGTAAACAGTACTAAAAATACCTCCGTCATAGAAGTCGATAGGTGGGCCATCTGGATAAGTTGCTGTGCTCCAAACACCTCCGCCGTCATACTCATCTGTAAAATTTGAGTCGACTAACCCTCCATCGGCATTTAATTCATATGAAGCAGTACCAAATAATCCGCCATCAATAAAGATCTCAGCAAGAGCGGCATCTGTCGGAGTAAACTCTAACCAAGCCGAACCATTGTAAATCTTTAATTTTCCACTAGAATAATCAAAGAATGCATCTCCAGTGTTCCTAGGGGTAGGAATTGCTGTAGAGGCAAAGATGTTTAGCGGAACTAGATGACGTTTACTCACACTTAGGCCTTAACTACTACTCTGTATGTCTCACCTGATTGTGGAGCCACTCCAAATCCGATAGTTACAGCAGATGTAGTTGATGCAATTACATCAGTAACTACCTCGTTATAAGTAGCATCTTGTACAGTTACTAACACATCTCGTGTTCCAAGATTATGTGTAATTGTGAAAGTTGTTGCAGAGTATGGGTTTACTGGTGTAATAGTATCTGCATAGGTTCCAAGTTGACCAGAGGTACCTTGAGCACCCTCTGTTCCTTGGGCGCCAGTAGTTCCTTGTGCACCAGCAACACCAACAGCACCAGATAGATTTACTGTCCATGAAGCGTATGTTCCAGTACCAACTTTGCTGGTTTTATTAAATGCAAGAGCGCCAGTTCCAGGGTTATAACTTGAAACGGTACCGTATTGAATATTACTTACATCATATGCAACAGTGATGTCTTGACCAACAGAGTAATCAACTGCTAGATCTGTAACCGTAATTGTTTGAGAACCAGAAGTTCCTAATGTAAATGATGTTGTAGAGGTTGTGGAGTACTTATCTCCATCAAGACCAGATGTACCTTGTGCACCAACAGTTCCCTGTGCACCTACTGTGCCTTGAGTACCTTGAGCACCTTCAGTTCCTTGAGAACCAACAGTTCCTTGTGAACCCACTGTGCCTTGAGCACCTACTGTGCCTTGGGCTCCATCAGTACCTTGAGTACCTAACGTACCTTGAGTACCTTGAGTACCATCAGTACCTTGAGAACCAAGAGTACCTTGGGTACCTACAGCACCTTGTGCACCAACAGTTCCCTGTGCACCTACTGTGCCTTGGGCTCCATCAGTACCTTGAGTACCTAAAGTTCCTTGAACTCCTTGAGCACCAACAGTTCCTTGAACTCCTTGAGCACCTTCAGTTCCTTGTGTACCTTGAGAACCAACTGCTCCTTGGGCTCCATCAGTTCCTTGGGTTCCTTGAGAACCAACTGTTCCCTGTGTTCCCTGTGCACCTACTGTGCCTTGGGAGCCTAGAGTTCCTTGAGTACCTTGTGCACCGTCAGTTCCTTGAGCACCCAGTGTTCCTTGAGTTCCTTGAGAACCAGTAGCACCAGCATCACCAGTACGAGCAAATGTAAATAGAAGTTCATCGTTATTGCTAAAGGTTCCGTCACCAGAAACATAAGCAACGTTAATACTAAACCAATTTGGTGATTCATCTGTAACACCAGAAATTGTATAAAGAGCAAAAGTAGAAATATCATTTTTCTTAGATACTTTTACGTGACCCTTGATTGTAGATGTTGAATCATCAATAGTGGTTAAGAAATTAGATACATCATAGTTACCATCAGAAGGATTATCATCCAATGCAAGAATGGTTGCTGAGGCTAATGTAGCATTATTAAAACGAGCAAAATTATCGCCTGGGTCTGACATAGTTGTGCTAGTACTGAATGTGTATCCAACTGTAATACCACCAAATGAACCTTCAGCACCTTGTGCTCCAAGAGTACCTTGTACACCTTGAGAACCTACAGTTCCTTGAGTACCTTGTGCACCGTCAGTTCCTTGAGAACCTAACGTACCTTGAGTACCATCAGTACCTTGAGAACCTACTGTTCCTTGCGCTCCTAATGTTCCTTGAGTGCCCTGAGAACCAACAGTTCCTTGTGTACCTTGAGAACCTAATGTTCCTTGAACTCCTTGAGAACCAACTGTTCCCTGTGTTCCCTCAGTACCTTGAGTACCAACTGCTCCTTGAGCACCTACTGTGCCTTGAGCACCAACAGTTCCTTGTGCACCTTCGGTGCCTTGAGTACCGACTGCTCCTTGAGAACCTACTGTTCCTTGAGCACCAACAGTTCCTTGAACTCCTTGAGTACCAGCACCAGTTGCTCCTTGAGCACCAGTAGTTCCTTGTGTGCCTGCTGCTTGCCATGCAGAACCGCTCCAAGTGCGTAAGTATCCCAGTACTGTGTCATAATAAATTTGACCAACTGTAGGGTCTGCTGGAGCAGTGGCTAAGTTTTGTATTCTTGCATTTTGTAATTCTAATTTGTTTAAATCAATTGGAGTTAAAAACTTACGGGCCATCTACATTATCTCCTTAAGATAAATACGCTTTTCCTGAAAAGGCTTGAGAGAACGAGACCGTAAGTGAGTTCAAATTAGTGTATGTTATTTCACCTTCATAAATTGTACCAGCAGAGTCTACAACTGTAACGTTAGGCTTAAAGCCTAAATTATGAGTTATTACCCAAGAAGCACTAACTGATCCTTGAGTATGCTCATACGCTAACGCCTGTGGCTCTAGTGCACCGCTACTTGTTCCAAAGTCTTGAGTACCAGAGGGTGTAGTTATTAAGATTACGTCATTTACTACAATTGGAACAGTAGTTCCTGGTCTTACGTACTGACTCATTCTGTTACCTCTTCTGTCTTAAATATCTTTCCTCTAACGTATGTTTGGGTGACTCCGTCTTTAGTTAACTGAACATCATAGTAAGAGGTTCGAGGTAACATACGTGTCTGTGTTCCAGTGAGTGCTAATTTTAGAGTACGAAGTCCTGCTCCGTCTGCCGTACCTACTACTGGAAATGTAATTGTAAAAGTTGTTATAACTCCAGGAATACCTACTCCTAGAATATCTGCTTTTGCGGTATAGGTGTCGACTTCAAAATCAAGCACGATAGTAAACTCGTAGGCATCTCCTTCATAGACAAAGAGGTCCTGAGTAACAATTGATACTGGAGTTTCCACATTGCCATAGGTAGGAGTAGGCAAGTGGACACGGGTAGCGGCTGAGCGGTCGTCGATCTCTTGTGGTTGAAAGATTGGCACGTAGTGATTAGTGGTCTTAGAAATTCTGCGGAAACTAAAGACATCAATCTTATAAAGACCAATACCAAGTTGAGAACACAACTCTTTGTACTGTTGTTTTCTAGATTCAATCATCTGCATTAATTGTTGATAACGTTCAGACCTTGGAATTGTTACACCATCTGGAGCAAAGACGTTAATATCAAAAGCAGCATCATTAGCCAATGCATAAAGGGCTAGAGTTGATGCGTAAATAACTACGGGATACTCTTCAAGTGCAGGCATATTCTGCAGACTAACACTGCGACCGTAGGCATCGGTGTGGAAGGCTGAGTGTTCTAAAAACGCTGTGCTTATGTAAGATTGAACTTCGGTTGTTGTAAAGTATCTAAAGTAGTTTCCAGCAACAATTATTGCAGCATCTGCAGCAGGCACCGTATCAAAAACAATATAACCAGTTGCTTCTTCAACCTCTACATCATCAGATACATCTACTCCGTTTAAGTTAATTATTAGATTTAATCCATCTAAAGGGGAGTAAGGAATTAGGTATCGGTTAGTAGTTCCATCAGCGGTAAACTGATAAACAAAAGACTTTGGGATATCGCCAATTTCAGACCGTAATCGATCCGCTAGGCTTGCAATCGTAGCCACATAACCTCCGTTAAAATTCTATGCCAATCATCTCGTGTATTAAGAATTTATTCAGCGCAAAAATAAAAAGGTCCAACTCCCAACTGGGAGGAGGGCGGGAACCAGTTGAGAGTCGGACTACTAGCGACGGCTAGTCTTTAGTTTGGCCGCCAAATGTAACCTAGTTGTTCTAGGTAATCGGCAAGAGATTTTGGAACCCTGTACTTAACACCTGCTTTAAAGGTGTAGGTATTGCCAACTCCATAACTCATATCATCAATGTCGGTGATTGTGCGAATGACAACCATGTCACCTGCAGTTGAAACTCCAACATTCTCGATTTCATCCAGTACTAATGGAGCATCTGGTTTTTTAGGATCAAAGACATCTTTTTCTAGACTCTCTGCCTCAAGTTGAGTAGCGATAGAAATTTCTTCTTTACGCTTTTTTAATGCTTCTGCATTTTTCTTTGCTGCTTGCTCCGCTGCTTTGCCTGTTGCATCAAGCGGACTTGTTTGTGTGTTTGCCACGGTGTTTATTCTCCTAAATTAGTTAGTGATGGCTGGGAGCCAAAAAAGGAGTAAGGCTCCCAGACATCAGGTAAAGCGATTTATTAGTTGGTGTAAACCTTAACAATTGCTTGATCGGTAATTACGCCAAGACCCCAAATTGCATACCAAGCAAGAGCGTGCTCACGACCGAAGTCAAGAACGCCACCATCACGAAGTTCAACTGGAAGAGAGATTGCGTGACCAAATGCGTTGTCACCAATCATGATTGATTCGTAAACTTCAGCACCGTTGCCAGTAGCAGTAGTTAGATAACCTTTTTCTGCTGTGTAATCTGCAGACTCTGGGTTTCCACCACTTCCTGGAGCAGTGTTAGCCTTAACAGGAACCTCAATCTGAGATGCTGGAAGACCAACAGAAGTTGAAGTTGTGTAAGCAGCGTTAACTGCCAACTTCTTAACCTGTGTTGTTTCGATGAATACTACGTCGTATAGACGACCGATTTCACCTAACATGAAGTTACCTGGAGCAGCGTACTTTGTAACTTCGATGAACTCTGGGTTCGAACGAATATCACGGGACTGCTTTGGGTGTACGAACTGTACATATGTCTCGCCTAAACGAGGGATGTTCTTACCAGCAAGGGTAAGAGCAGCATCCTTTACAGCACCAGTTGATAACTTGTAGTTACCATCAAGGTCTGACATTTGTGTTGCTACTGTACCTTCGTTGTACCAGTCATTAACACCTTGTACTGATGAACGGTCATAACCGAACACTGCAGAAGTTGCTGCAGACAGAGTGTTACGTGCTTGTACATCTAGGTATTGCGCCATTTGGCGTCCTAGAAGACGAGATGCTGAAGCCATTACATCATCGAATGATGCATTAAGTAGCAATTCAGAAACAGCAACGGCATAACCGTGTTCTGCTACTGTGATTGCAATTTGCTCTGCAGTAAGTGCATTCGTAGTCATACGAACACCTTCTGTTAGAGGAGTTGGATCTACTGCGAAGTTCTTGTAACGAAGAAAGTTCACACGAAGACCAGGTGCTACACCTAGTTCAGTCTTCTTAACTGCGAATTGTTCGAAACGAAGAATTGGCATTGCCTGGAACAAAATTTCTTTCGACCAGATTGTTTGAATTGCTTGGCTCAGGCTTGTATTTGAGCCTGAGTAAGCGGTTGGGGCGCCTGCGAGTTGCCCTGTACCTGTAATTGCACTTGCCATTTAGGTCAAGTCCTTTCCTAGTAGTTGTTTGGGATTAACCGAACAGTCCCTGACCACGATTGCTGGCTGCTGTGCCAAGTAGTT